AACTAGCCAGACCAAGGAACGGATGCTGTCCTACATGAAGGATTACTTTGAGCGCGGCATGATGGATGTCAAGTCTATCGACACCATCGAGGAAATGAAAACCATCATCCGTGACGGCGCAAGCATTGAGGCATCCGGCAGGAACAAAGATGACCGGGTGATCGCCTCGGCCCTAGCCTGCGCTGCCTTTGCCGAGCAGGTGCAGCCACGCCTGATTCAGATGCGCCATACCCGTGACCGTTCAAAGAAGCTGGAACCCAAGCAGGACAACGGCGCAATCGGGGACATTAGCCAGCGCACCGTGGGTGACTACCTGAAACGGATTGGATTCCAGTAATGCAGCCCGTCATTCCCCGTCAAGACTTAAAACGGACAATAAAGCGGTTTTTGTCAGACAAGAATCGGGGTATCAGCATCCCCTTGTTTGCCGAATTGTGCGGCGTATCCGTGGCAATCCTGCGCCTGGTGTTCATCAAGGAGGAAGAACCCCTCACTGAGTACGTCCAGCGCCGGGTTTCTAAGGGGTATCAGTCCTGGTTGCGGGGCGAAGTGGCGGTAATGATGAACCGTGACCAGACCAGATTCATCCAATACCGCAAAGAACCAAAGCCTAGAGTGGCCCGTTTTATAGGCTTGGAAGTGCAAAATGGGCAAATAAAGCTGAAAATTGGCCTTAAAAACAAGGCTGACTACTCTAATCTTGATATAGATGAACAATTAAGGAGATAACTATGCCACGCATACTTAATGACTATAAATGCCCGGAACACGGCTATTTTGAGGCGTATGCCGCTATTTGCCCGGAAGGATGCGAGGAAGGCGTGATGATTGTCCACCTGCAAGCCCCCGGTTTGCTTAGTGACAAAACTAAAGGCAGCGACAAGACCATCAAGCAGCTTGCCATGGACTTCAAGATGACCGACATCAAGTCCACGCGAGAGGGTGACAGTCAGGCTGGCTACTACAAACGCCAGAATGCGGATGTGCCGCCGGAGGTTGCCGAGGCGCAGGCGGTCAAGGAAGCCCGTCCTGGGGATTCAGCGATCTGGGGCGGCGGCATGAAGGGATTGAATATGCAATCCATCCTGTCAGGAAAGGCCGTACAATCTATCAAGGGTGAGCCGGTAGGCATGAACCCCAAAGATGCGGGGAACTTGACAGGCCCACGCGCCGCAAGTTATATAGCAGACCATGAAAACCTCGGGGTCAAGAAGTAATGCGGATTCCTAAACCAGCCAGTGAACGTGAATCGTTCTACCTTGAGATCATCCAGAAGTGCATGGTGTCTCGGGATGAACGTGGCCCGGACTATGCAAGTCTGCGCTCGTTTTATTTGTTTGGTTGTGGCCCAGAAGATGCACCTGCAATCTTCAACAAAATCTATCCGCACCTTGACCAGCTAACTTCTTTCCTCTATTCAGCCGAGACAACGCGCTTTAGCATCAACCTAGGCGCGTCTGTCCCCGAGCAAGAACACCGCAAGATTCCCGTGCTGACGCAGGCGCTCAACGATGAGTGGCTCAACAGCAACTGCGACCAAGTATTTAGTTCCGCAATAACTTGGTCACTGGTTTACAACTCGACCTTCATCAAACTGATCTACAACAACGGTATCCATCCGTACATGGTAGAGCCAGGCGCGATGGGTGTGCTGCGCGAGGATTCACCTTATCTTGACCGGCAAGAGGCGATGGTTCAGACGTACTACATTACCAAGTCTGAGTTGATGTCGCGTCTATACAGTCACCCCAAGCGTGAGCAAATCCTTAACCGCATCACTGCCAGCTACAACCCACCGATCACTGATACGCCCAACGGCGTAGACCGTATCGTGCTGTCCTCTAGCGATCCCAACATGATGGGTAACGTCAACATGGGCTTGGACGGTTACAACCGTTACAAGGCACAGGTTGCCGAGGACACGGTAGAGATGAAGGAACTGTGGCTCTGGAACGATGAAACCATGGACTATCAAGTAGTCACCATGGCCTCACCAGACATCGTTATCTATGACCGCCCAGGTGAGTCCGTATTCCTGAAAGGCGAACTGCCCTTCATTCAGATTTGTCCCAACCCCCAGTACGATTATTTCTGGGGACAATCCGAGTGCCAGCGTCTGATCTATTTGCAGCAGATGCGAAACAACCGGATGACCGAGATTCTAGACTTGCTGTCCAAGCAGGTTGCGCCGCCGACTGCCCTCATGGGTTTCTCCGGCATCCTGGACGAAAAGAACTTTGCTCTGAACCGTGCCGGCGGGTTGCTGTCTACCGATATGCCTAATGCCAAGGTAGAGAAGTTAGCGCCCACTATTCCATCAGACCTGTATGAATCTCTAAATCAGATAGACAGGATGTTTGAGGAAGTCTCAGGCATTGGCAACGTCTTGCAAGGCAAGGGTGAATCAGGAGTCCGGTCTGCCGGACACGCCAGCCAGCTTGCCCGTCTAGGTTCCAGCCGCGCTAAGAAACGCGCCCTCATTGTTGAGGATGCGCTGGAAAAGGTATCTACGCTGTATTTGAAGCTGATGCAGGCATACGATGATACTCACTTCAAAGACACCGAGAAAGTTCCCTTTGTTGCCGAGCAATTCACAAAAGATTACACGGTCAAAGTGGACGCGCACAGCAACAGCCCGATCTTCACCGAGGACTTGCGAGCACTGGCATTCAACCTGTTCAAGGCCCAGGCTATCGACAAAGAATCCTTGCTCGACTTGTTGGAGCCGCCGATGAAGCAGGAACTGAAAGACCGGCTCAAGCGTATGGAAGAAAAACAATCCATGGTTGCAGCGCAACAAGCTGCCCAACCCAAGCCCGAAAAGGGTGGCGGCAAACCAGACCTGAAAGCGGTAGGTGGCGAATGAACCCAGGAAATACTCAACCTAAAGCTGACCAGCCTCGCGTAGACACGAAATCGCTGGGCAGGCAGGAACCTTCCTTGCAATACCGTGTGCAGGGTGGTAAAAACTACGCCAGCCGGACTACACCCCGGTCTGATGGACGTTCCTCAACCCGCAGCATCTAGGAGTACACCATGTACGGAAAAATGAAGCGTACCCGCAAGACTCGGCGGTAAGTAATCCCCGCAAGGGATAAGGGTGTGGCTTCCTTCCCTTTTAAATAGGTCGCCTCCTCTGTTAGGAGTGAATCATGCGTAAAGCTCGCAAAGGCCGTAAGGCTCGCAAGTAATTCCCGAAAGGGTCTACCCCTGCGGGGCGGGTGGGAAAATATAGCCCCCATTTTTTTAGCTTGACAAGTTAGTAAGTGCTTGCCACTATTCGGATAACTTAGGGATTAACCATGAGCGTACCGTCAGACAAGTTGATGGAAATGATGAGAGGGCAGCGCGGAGCGCCTGCGCCTGCTGGCCCTACGCCTGGTGCAGAGCCAGGCATGGACATGGGAAGTATGTCTGACTCTGAGACTCCACCCATGGCTGCTCCAATGTCCACGCCAGAACCCAAGATGGGAAACAAAGAGGGGGCGATGATTAACCTCTCTATGGCGATGGACTTGATTGAACAAGCACTTCCGGCATTCGGCTCAGAATCGCCTGAAGGCATGAAGGCACTGCAAGTCCTGCGCTCATTGTCAGGAATCCTTGGTGGCAAGAAAGAAAAGACCAAGGAATTGCAAAACGCTGAAATCATGCAAATGCTTCAGAACTTGCCCCAGGCTGGTGGTGCTACGCCAGAAGGCAAGGCAATGGCAGCAGCACCCGCTATACCGGGAATGGCTCCTGGTGGCGCACCTCAACCCCCCGCAATGTAAGGAGTAATCATGGACTTGTTTAAACCCCGTGCTGCGTCACAACCGCGCCGCCCGACTGACCAAAACCAACAGAACGGTCAAATCACGAACACCCCGCGCTATGCGCCTTTTGGTGGTCTGAATGGCCCAGGTAAGTATTCCAAGAATCAAATGACCTTGGAAAAGCAACCCAGTGCCAAAACTGGCCGTAAAGTCATCTAACTATCAAAGGGGATAAAAGATGAGCCTTGAAGATTTGAGCATGGAAGCGCGTGACGAACTGGCATTGCTGGCTCGTCAATTATCTGAGAATCCTGCCACGCGCAAAGAGTTTTTGCGTCTGACCAAAAGACACAAGCCGGAGATGACCATCCCCGAATTGGATATTGAGGATAAGACCGATAGCGCCATCGAAATGATGCGGAAAGAAAATCAGGAACTCCGTTCTAAGTGGCAAGAGAAAGAAGCCATGGAAGAACTGGAGAAGCGCCGTTCTAGGCTCAAAATGAATGGGCTTGTTAGTAGTGATGAGGACGTTGCTGAAGTGGAAAAACTCATGCTAGAAAAAGGCATGACCGACCACAAAACAGCAGCCGAATACTGGAGTTGGATGAAACAGTCTGCCCAACCTACTCCGTCTGGCTACAACCCAAATCCTATGTCCAAGTTTGATCTGGGTAAGTATTGGAAGAATCCTGTGCAAGGTGCACGGGATGAAGCATCCAAAGCACTCGCTGAGTTGCGGAAAACTTCGCGGCCCATCGGGATTTAAGTAGTATCAGGGGATATTTTTAATTCGGAGATGAACCATGCCTATCGGCGGCGGTATTCTTCCGGCTTCGGGTTCTACCCAGTACACCGAACTGACTTATGTCACTCGGCGTGCGTTTATCCCGAAACTGGTTGTCCAGCTTTACAACTCGACTCCCCTCATGGCGGCACTGATTGCAAACAGTCAGCAGGCTTCCGGTGGTGTGTCATCTGTCACAGTTCCCGTCCAGGGAGCGCAGTTTGTCAATGCTCAGTGGTCTGATTACAGCGGATCGTTTGCACAGCCTAGCGTTCAGCAAGGCGCGTACAACGCTGAATTCAACCTCAAGCTGATGATTGCGCCCGTTCCGTTCCTCGGAATGGAAGGTGCTGTGCAGCAAGATCATGCGGTAATCCCGTTGATCGAAGCCCGTATGAACGATGCGACCAACGTAATGATGGACGCAATGGCTACGGCCCTGTACAACAACACGACCAACACGCAGCAGTTTATCGGTCTGCCAGGGGCTATTTCTTCTAGCAACCCTGCTGCCGGTAACTACGGCAACATCGACCGTTCCACCTACACCTGGTGGCAGTCCAAACAGTACGCTGCCGGATCGGTCAACCCGACTCGTCAAAACGTACTCCAGTACATCAGCGGCACGGTCAAGAACGGCGCAGAAATGCCCTCGTTCGGCGTGTGCGGCTTCGGCACTTGGACTCTGCTGGCTCAAGATTATGTGGGTCAAGAGCAATACGTCATCACCCCCGGCAGCGGTTTCGATAGCGATGCCAACGGCCCCCAGGCTGCGTTCCGCGCCCTGATGGTTGCCGGTGTGCCGATCTATCCCGATCCGTACTGCCCGGAAGGTAAACTCTACCTGATTAACACCAACTACCTGTCGTTGTACATCCACGACCAGGGTTCGTTTGTGTTCACGGGCTTTGAGTCCACCCTCCCGAACTGGCAGATTGGTTACGTTGGCGCGGTCTTGATGATTGCCGAACTGGTAAACACCAAGCCTAAGTCAATGACCCAAGTGACCGGCTATAACTCACTCACACTGTAAGGAGAAAAAGCCATGGCACTTGCAATGAACAAAATTTTGGTTGCGAATACCGTAACCAATACTACTTCGGCCTACCTGCAAACCACCACGGTAGCAGCCGTCACCTCCGGCAACGGAACCGTGATTACTGCTGGCGCGTACCTGATGAATGCCCAGGCAAACGTCAGCATCGTTATGTACGATGGTGCTAATTGGGGCAACCTGATTGCCAACAACGTGGGCGGTTACTTTGTGTCGGACGGCGTGAACGTGGCTGCGAAAGCGGTCAACGCGAACACCACTGCGACCCTGGTGACTATCAACGGTGGTCAGGCCGCTAACAGCACTTACGCCTCGTAAGGAGTCACTATGATTGCGAATCATGTAGGTGCAAATTACCCAGATAAATTTAGCGGATACGCTGTGGGCGAAGTCTATGGCGTGTCTTTGGCTGCTACTGGCAATGCGGTAGCAACCATTGCTATTCTGGGTGGTACGCAATACATCATTCGCCAAATCACGGTGATGAACGCAAACGCAACCATCAATACTGCAAACGTCACGATCCTGACCTCCTCGGACGGGAACGTGTCAAATGCGGTAACTGGAAACGTAGTGCTGTCGAATGTAACCAGCAATGCAACTTTTCAAGATATGACTCTGGCATCAGGTGCTGCAACTAGAACCTACACTGCTAGTGCTCTGTTTGTTAAGGTCAATACTGCCGTTGCTGGCACTTGCGATATATCCGTGTTTGGCGATGTGGTGAGCCTGTAATGACAATCGTTTATGTGACAAACAAGAACTTCAAACCTCTTGTCGTTGACTATCGCGGCAAAGACGTTACATTCCCTACGAATGAAACTGTCGAAATACCGATAGAGGCAGCGCGTCACATACTCGGATACGGTGACAATAATAAGGAACCGTATTTGGCCCCCCTCGGGCTTTGTTTAACTAGCAATGAAATTCCTGATGGATTGAAAAAGCTGGCAAACTTTGTTATGACCGAGGAAGCGCCTCAAAAAGACCACTCTTTATCCCCGGTGGTGGAACAAGTACCCCTTCCTGCTGCAAAGCGGGCGGGGGGAAAACTCCTATCCTTGACTGCATAATGGGATACAGATGTCACAAACTCTTTCGGGCTACATTACAGAATGTCGCAGGTTGCTCCATGATGCTAATGGCAACTTCTATTCTGATAATGAATT